CTGAAAGCGATCGACCTCTGGGAAGTCTCCCTGGTCACCTTTCCGGCCAACGATGAAGCCCGGATCACTGACGTGAAATCTCTGCTGGCCCGTGGCGAAACACCGCCACCCAGCAAAGTGGAGCGAGCCCTGCGAGAGGTTGGGTTTTCTGGCTCCCAGGCCAAGGCCTTCATGGCTAAGGGCTACGGCGCAGTTTCACCGCGAGAGGCGGATGCCGACGATGCAATGCAATCCCTCAAATCCCTGTTGACCCGCTTTTAAGGAGCCTCTCATGGCTGTTGATAAGAAAGATATTGATGACGTTGCCGAAGCTCTGGGCAAGAAGTTCGACGAGTTCAAAAAGACCAACGACAAGCGCATCGACGGTCTGGAAGAAGAAAAGGGCAAATTGTCCGGGCAGGTCGATACGCTCAATGAGAAATTGAGCGAGCTGGATGCGTTGAAAGGCGATCTCGAAAAAGAGCTGCTAGCCCTCAAGCGTCCAGACGGTACAAGCACCAAGGCTGCCAGTGAGCACAAGACCGCCTTCATGCAGTTTGTGCGCAAAGGTATCGAAACCGGTTTGGGCGAGCTTCAAGCTAAAGCGCTGCAGGTCGGCGTTGATGCTGATGGTGGATTCGCAGTTCCTGAAGAGCTGGACCGCAGCATCATCGAACTGCTGCGCGATACCTCGCCTATGCGCCAAGTCTGCAACCAGATCACCGTCGGCAGCCCGGACTACAAGCGTCTGGTGAACCTCGGCGGTAACGGCGCAGGCTGGGTGGGTGAAACTGATCTGCGTCCTGCAACCAACACTCCAAAGCTCGGCAACATCTCTGCGTTTATGGGTGAGCTGTACGCGAACCCGCAAGCCACTCAGACCAGCCTTGACGACATTTTCTTCGATGCCGAGGGCTGGTTGAATGGCGAGGTTGCTCGCGACTTCGCTGAGAAGGAAGGTAATGCTTTCCTGAAAGGTGATGGCGTCAACAAGCCTAAAGGTCTGCTGGCTTACGGTCTGGACGTGAAAGACGACGAGGCTCGCGCCTTTGGCGTTCTGCAAAAGCTCTTGAGCGGCACCGCTGGAGCTATCACAGGCGACAGCCTGATCAACCTGATTCACGCTCTCAAGGCGGGCTACCGCGCTAACGGCACCTGGATGATGGGCAACCTGACCGTTGCCTACGTTCGCAAGCTGAAGGACAGCGAGGGCAACTACCTGTGGCGTCCAGGCTTAGAAGCGGGCGCACCTTCGGTCCTGCTGGGTTACGGCATCACCGAAAACGAAGACATGCCAGATGTTGCAGCTGACGCCAACGCTATCGCATTCGGCGACTTCAAGCGCGCCTACACCGTTGTGGACCGCATCGGCACACGCGTGCTGCGTGATCCGTACACCAACAAACCGTTCGTTGGGTTCTACACCACCAAGCGCGTCGGCGGCATGTTGGTTGACTCCCAGGCCGTGAAAATCCTGACCCTTAGCGCTGCTGCCTGACTGGGTGGGCGCCTTCGGGCGCCCGACCTTACGGAGGATTTATGCCGATTATTATTGTGAATAAACCGTTCACGTTCGCGGTGGACGGAAATCATGTGGTTGAGATTTCTGTAGGCGAGCAGGATGTTTCGGAGCGTTGCGCGCTTGTCGCGGTCGAGCACCTGGGTGTGGCGTCCTATGCCAATCAACTGGACGCCAACGGTCTGAAGTTAGATGGCCCAACCATTTCTGAATTTGTTGCAGCCGGTTACCCAGCGGTTAATTACCCGCCGGAGGGTTACGCATCGCGCAGCTCCCAGGAAGAAGTCGATGCTGCAATCGAAGCGGATAAAGAAACAGACCCGCTCAAGATGAAGGTACCCGACTTGAAGGCCTGGCTCGCCGCCAAAGGGATTGAGTTCGATCCGTCCGCTAACAAAGATGCCCTTCAGGCGCTGGTACCGAAAGGTGATTGATCTCGCTCTCGTCAAGGCTCAATTGCGGGTCGACCATGACGAAGAAGATGAACTGATTCAAGGCTACATGGATGCGGCCTTGAGCGCGTTTGAGACCTGGACCAACCGGACGCTTGTGGATCCGGAAGAGGAACTGCCAGAGCCTGTCGGCAATGCGCTGCGGATGACCAAGTCAATCAAGCAGGGAGCACTGCTACTGATAGGCCACTGGTACGGCGCCCGTGAAACCGTGGTGGTTGGCACCATTACTTCCGAACTTCCGATGGCAACCAATGCACTTTGGAAGCCTCACCGCTGGATGAATGTATGAGAGCAGGCCCAATGCGTCACCGCTGCGCCTTGTTCAAGCCTGTCCTGACCAAGAACAAAACCGGCGGCTTCGACTCAACCTGGGAGAATGCCGGAAAGGTCTGGGCAGAAATCGCCATACCTTCGGGGCGTCTGGCCCCGGTTGCCGAGCAAATCAAGGCGATGATCACAGCTGAGATTCGCGTCCGCCCACGCTCTGACTTGAAGGCTGGGTGCCGCCTGGTAGAGAAGGGCGTCACTTACTTGGTTGAGGCTGCCCTGCCCGATAACGATTTATCGATGCTGCGGCTTCTGTGCTCAAACGTACCCAACCCGAAATGGTGAATCATGAAAGTAATTGCCCTGGGTAGTCTTTCCGGCGCCGTTGGTGACCGCGAGAAAGGCGAAGAATTTGTTGTAGATGAGAAGTCAGCTGCACGGCTGCTGGCCCGAGGCCTGGTGAAGGAAGTCGCTGTGCCCGCGCCACCTCTGGAGAAGGCTACCAAGCCCAAGGAGTGAATCATGGCTGCTCGCCGATCACGCATGTCCGGCGACTTCAAGCTGCGCCGAACACTTCGAAACATTCACTCCACCATGGATAACGAGCTGGTACCGGCAATGCAGGAAGCTGCCGACAAGGTACTGGCGACAATGAGGGAGTTAGTGCCTCGGGGCACTGGTGCATCTGCTGCCGCGCTTAAGACATTCGTGTCCAAAAGCGGCCTGGATGCAGAGATAGGCATCCGTGGCAAAAAGGATATGCGCCGGTTCTACTACCTAAAGTTTCTGGAGTACGGGACCAAAGGTTATACCGGCAAGAAGCGAGCAGGAGGTCGCAACCGGCAGAACAGAAACAAAAGCGACGGCACGAACTTTTACGGTAAATATCCCGATATCCCAGCTCGCCCGGCACACCCATGGTTGCGCCCGGCCATGGACGTCAATAAAGAGTTTGTTTTGGCGAGCATCCGCGCTGCTGTGGCGCGTACCTTGAACAAAGCAAGTAGAGGGGCGTCCGATGGCTGACCCATCTATTGCCCTTCAAGCGGCGCTGGTGGCCAGGCTTGAGGATGAAGTTTCATGTCCGGTATACGACGGCGCTCCGATGGATACGCCAATGCCGTACATCTCGTTTGATCGAGAGATCTCAACGAACACTTCGCCGATTACTGGCCGCAAGCGTGAGCAGCGCCTGATCTATCTTTCGGTCTGGTCTGATGTGCACGGCCAGGCTGAAGTGAAGCGCATCAACGGTGAAATTATCGCAGCTCTCAACGAGCGACCACTGCCGCTGGAAGTTGGCCGCGCTGTCTCGGTTCGAGTCGAGCAGGCTGACGCTCAGCGCGATGCTGACGGTGTCACCTACCAAGGATCTATTACGGTCCGCGTCATCACCACCCACTAACACCAACACCCGGCCGCACTGCGGCTTTATCCAATGCGCCTTTGGAGGAATCCCCATGGCCGAAGACAATCTCAATACAGCAGCCGGCTGCCGATTAGGGCTAGGCAGTAAGGACGGCGCCGACACTGAAGCGCTTTATAAGGCAGATGACTACGTCGACGTAGGCGAGATCGAAGACCTCGGCGAGTTCGGTGACACGTTCAGTTCGGTGACCTTCACCTCTCTGCGTGATGGCCGCGTTCGCAAGTACAAGGGCACCGCCGATGCAGGCGACCTGACCCTGACGGTCGGCCTCGACAACGGCGACCTTGGTCAAGCCGCTCTGAAAACCGCCCACAAGGATCGCGCTCGGGGCGACTACAACATCAAGGTAACCTTGAATGATGGCGATCCCGCCGCGGTACCGCCTGTGCTGCCGACCACGTTCTACATGCGCGGCAAGGTGATGAACAACACCGTTGCACCGGGCGCTGCAGACAACGTAGTTCGTCGCAACGTGACCATCGCGATCAACTCCGAAATCCTCGAAATTCTCCCAGGCCCAGCGGTGCCTTAACCTGCGGGGCTTCGGCCCCGATCCACAAGGATCATGAATATGAGCAAGACCCTTTTCGGTACGGTCGACATTGTCTTGGACGGCGAGACCTATACCCTGAAGCCTACGCTTGGGGCAGTTCGTGCCATTGAAGCGTCATTCGGCGGTTTGCGTGGCGCATCCCAGGCTGTGAACGCGCTGAGTATTGTTGGCTGCGCAGTAATTATCGCTTGCGGTGCTGGCTTGACCGGCAAGGCGGCGGACGCTGTTGCTGACCAAGTTTGGCAGGCCGGTGTTGTCGAAGTATCCATTCAGCTCAATGCTTACCTCGCTGCGCTGTACAACCCCAAGGGGCCTGATGCGGGAAAGGATCAGCCGGCGAAGGCGTAAGCGCTGTCGAGGATGGCAGTTACGTTGACCGGCTTTACGCGGTGGCTACGGGCTGGCTTGGATGGTCTCCCGAATTGGCCTGGAGTACTCCGCTCCCTGAGTTGTTCCTGGCTATGGATGCTCGGATCGAGTGGGCGCAAATGACCAACCCGTTTGGTGGTGGCAAGGCTGGACCGAAGAAGGGCAAGCCCGCGCCGTCCGCGGTGGCTGCGAAGCTGCGGCAAGTGTTGACGGGCAAGATGGCAGATTGACTGTATTTTGTTACCCTTTCTTGATCTAGGAAGGAGATATCTTAATGAGGAATTTTTTTATTCTTGTGCTCGCGGCTAGCGTGGTCGTTGGTTGCGAGAAAGAAAGCGGTAACAAAGTGAGTCAAACCCTTAGCAGCGAATGTACAGCGGATACCACAATTACCGGAGTTGAATACAGGCCTTTGAGGAAGTCCGATTTATACGAGTCAAGAAGTTTGACTGGCCAAAAGATAATCAATGAAAAGGCCACTAAGCTTTTAGGTGAGATAAATTATAAGTCTGTAGACGGTAGTACTCGGGTGATTGAGGAATGTACTGTCGGGGGAGCTGCGTTTGTAAAGGTTATTGATCCGGTATGGCTTAAAGAGAATAAGGGCTGGATTTCTGAGTCAGTATTGAAGAAAAAAAATAATCCTAGTGATAAATACGAAGGTCTTATTTCAGAGTATGTCTATGAGGCATTGCCTCCTGATTACTTTGAAGGGAGTAATTCGAAGCTGAGATCTTCATCTAAAGAGATTCTCAAATATCAAATAGCTGCTGCGAAAACTGCGATTGATTCTGGTACATGCGATTATGTTGAAGGTGTTCTTTTTCTGGCTAAAAAAAGTACATTGAAGAGCTATGATTATATTGTTGATTGTTCAAACAAAAAAAGATTTGAGTTGAGTAGTAGTGATTTGAAAGAGGTGGGTTTCAAAGCTGAATCAAATAGTGATAAGGCTATTGGTCAGGCGTTAGCTGTAGAGAAGTGCAAATCGCTTATTTCAAATAATGTTGTAAATCCCGGCAGCCTGAGCTTCAAAGAAATATTGGAGATGAGCTATTACAAGGCTGAAATAACCGGGAATGTTAGGCTGGTTCTAGGGTTTGAGGCTAAAAACAAATTAGGGCAGGCTCAAGATTACAGGGCTGTATGTATATTTTCTCCCTCTGGAGAAAATGAAATAACGATATCGATAAAATAAAACACATAATTTTACTAATGAACCCGTAATCGATATCTGATTCGGGTTTTTTTATGGGAGTAATAATAGTGGCTGGGACTGACGTTCAAGGGATGCTCGTTCGCATTGAGGCGACCACTGCCCAGCTGCGTCAGGAATTGGCTCGGGCGGATTCTAGTGTTGGGCAGGCTTCAGATCGCATTGATCGGAATTTGAGTCGGGTCGACAACGCTTTTGACCGTGCCGGTGATCGCGCTCAACATGCTTCTGGCCTGATTAAAAGCGCGTTGGCAGCCGCAGTCGGCGCCGCCTCGATTGGAAAAATTATCGAGACCGCTGACGCATACAGCCAGATGTCCGATCGCATCGGCATGGCTACCGGGAGCGTTGGTGAGTACAACCTGGTTCAGGACCGCTTACTGGAAACAGCCAAGCGAACCTACCGGCCCCTTGCTGAAGCTCAAGAGCTCTACATTCGTACCTCTGGTAGCTTGAAGTCAATGGGCTATAACACCAGCCAGGCACTGGATGTTATGGACAGCTTCAGCTTCCTGCTGGTTACCAACTCCGCGTCAGCAGATAAAGCCAGTTCGGCGATTGATGCTTACTCAAAGGCACTCCAGACAGGTAAGGTTGACGCTGATGGTTGGCAAGCGATTCTTGCGGCGATGCCAACAGTTGTAGATACCCTTGCTCAGTCCACCGGAAAGACTGCTGAAGAAATTCGAAGCCTTGGAGCCCAAGGTAAGCTGGGTCTTGACCTCCTAACAGGAGGCTTGCAACAGGCGGCCGTGGCCAACGGAGAACTGGCAGTGTAGTGGTCAACTAATCCCGGACACGACGTTAAGTTTTTCTTCGGCCCGGGCTGGCGCCAACCCACCGTTGAATTGGTGGGGTCGAACCCAGTTGTACCGATGCATCAAGAAGTGGCTGATATCGC